GTTTCAGCCATGATTCATCCCTTGTCGGTCAGCTTCTTCTTTTTGTTCTTTCATTTGATCCCGCAACATTTGTAAGTAAATATCTCTTTCCCACGGCATCATATTTTCAACGTCAAATAAAGAATAATGATGGTTCTGTATTAACTGAAAGTTAACTTGATAGTAGTTAACTAAACTATCATGAGAAAGAGATACTAAAAAAAATCATTAATTCCTTGTAACGTATATTCATTTTCCAAACTACACTCTTCACATATCCATTGTGTTGTATGTTCCATCTTTGGCATTGCATCAAGAAAGTCTCTAATCCCTTCAAACTGCTTAGACGACAAAGACTCAATAAAACTTGACTGCTCTTCATATGATTCATCCTGAAAATCAATCCGTTCATCTTCTGTATGCACAGCCTCAATACACTTGGCAATAATTAGGAATGTCTGCTCTGTAGAAGATTCTGCTCCTTTTACTGAGCTATCAAGCATTGCAGTGTATGTTGGCCATCTCATTTCAATACTAATCTGATCAGATAGTTCGATCATATTAGATACTTTCGGAACATCAATCTTAACATCATCCAGTTTAACTGATACAGCTGTTTGATGTTCACATTCTTTACATGCCATATTCAGTTCGATACTTTCACCAACTGACTTAGCTCTGATCTGAATAAACATATATTCAACATCAAATGTTGTCAGCTTACTAATCTTAATATTATCATCTACACAAGCTGCAATCGTGTCTGTGATAGCTCCAAGTACTTGAGCCTCATCTTGACTCTCCATTGCCATCATCAAAACTTTTTCTTCTTTAACAAGATAAGGTCTGAACCTTACTGCTTTTTGTGTAGATGGTATAACTAATTCATACTTTGGCGAATCATTTAATTTAGGTAGTGCCATTCATTTCATCCTTAAAGTAAATTATCAATATATCCTACAATTGTTGAACTTATTTTTGTTGCAATTGCATCTCTTACGTTAGAAGGAGATAAAACAAAAGGACTTGTCCAATTGGTATATGATAGCTGAATATTCAATTCAGTTACTCCATCTAGTTCGTTATTTAGCTGGATAGCATTTACCGTTGTAGGAAATGCATCAATCAGTTTACATCTATAGACGACCAAATCATTTAACTGATCCGATAGACCAAATATGTTTTGTACTATTTCAAAATCGTTAAGTCTAGGAAAAAACTTTTTGATTCCGTTGTCTGAGATCTTTTCTGTAAATCTCCTAGGTAGCCTTTGTACCTTTTTGAACTGTTCAATCTCTACATCTCTTGAATATCCACCGGGACCTCTTTGATAGCTAATCTGATAGTCATTTTGATTAACTGCTAGGTTCTGCCAAGTCTCAAAATATTCTTTAACGCCATAATCATTTAATACTTGAAAGGTCAAACTGACATCTGTTACAGCATATCCATAAGGAACTTTTATATTCTGAAGCCCCACTCGTCTTTCGTTTGTAATAATTTGTCTACCAGGCAATTGCACATCTTTACAAAGAATGTTCATCTCTTCTGATGTACCACCAGGTAAAGAAGGAAGTTTAACTCTAAAGAGATTAGTACGTGCAATACCACCTTTATTACTAATTAAACTTTTAAATTGATCGATTGACTGAACCATTAAATTCTCTTTCTAGAATCAGTATAAACTTGCCTTGCAGAGCTTTTCTGCCAATCAGCCGTAGGTAGAAATGTAGCTATCTCCCATTCAGGAGCAGGAATTCTAGCAAATCTACTTCTGACGTGCTTACTAAGATAATGCTTTACACAAGGTTTAAAGTATTTCAACCTAGCTGTTCTTTTCAACAAAGAATAAGATATGTTAAACCTAGTATCCTCTGTATATGTTTTATTATTAGCAGTATCTAATAAACCATCCAATAACTTAGCTCTCAACACAGGTGGTAGATAATGAAGATTCATTCCTAGAAACCCTCCCTCAGCTGGACCTATAACAATAGTGAGTGGAAAGCTATCGTAGAACGGCAGCGTACTCTTCAATTTAGGATCGTAAAAGTACATGTACATGGAACCAATTATTTGCCTGTTAGATAGTTGAACTGGTTCTTCTTTCATAAGAGCATTGCGATTAACTCGTCTAAGCTGCGAAGCCTTTTTGCGGAACCAATCGCGCGATTGTTGAGTACGTGGTGTGATCCCCGCGCGAAATGCTTCTAGCTCTAAGTTGTTAAATATATTCGACATAACAGTATTTATCTACGTTTTTTTGTTTTTAATGGTTTAATTGGCTTGAACTTTTTCATGGGCTTGGGAAGTATACCAATTGCTTCTAATTGTTTTTCAGTCCATATTTCAAACCCCCAGCCTCTATCTGCTGCATATTCTTGAGCGGCTGACCATTTGTTCATGTTCTTAACGTAAGTCATTCCTTCAGTGAGGTAGCGTTTGCTTTTCTTACCATTGAAAGCTGGAGGTTTGGTTTCCTTTTCAGGTTTTATCTCTATCAATACTGTCTTACCTGTCTTATATATAATCTTGAGATCCATAAAGTACCTGTGGTACCTTTTATCCACTTCGTAAAAATAAGGTATCACCACTTCTTCACTAGCCCATTGCTTGACGTTATCGTTATCGTCGCACCACTTGAAAGCGTTTCTCTCCCAAAGCGATCTAAATACTACATTATCAGCATCGCCTTTGTATTTACTTCTGTTCTTTACTTTATATCTACCAGAATAAGCCATTTTTACCATATAAATACTTAAAAGTTTCTCAATGTATTTATAGGATAGAAAATGGGAATTGCAAACATACGTCCTAAACGTAGACCAGGCGGTTTAGTAAATAGCAACTACAGTGATGGTACTGGTGCTGGACCTTTCGCATATCCCCTAGAAGACCTTTCAGATTATAAGGGTAAGATTACATTTACGGCTAATAAGTATCAATCTAAAACCTTAGGGGATGTTGTTAAAGGCCTTGCTGGTATCGATGATTTATTGAATGCTCCATCTACTACAGATGATGGTGAAGCTCCTAAACCTAGTCCTGAATTCACTGGTGGACAAAGCCGGTCAGTTCAATCAGATTTACCAACTAGAATAGGGAACGGTAGAAAGGCGACTTTATTTTTGCCTGGTGGAATCCAATTTGCAGACAATGTTTCATACACTAACTTTGATTTGGGTATAATAGGTGCTGGAGCTCGAGCAGGCATAATAAACAATGCCTCAGGATCAGACGTTATTAAAGGTGCTGCGGGGTCAGTAATAAACAACTTTAGAGATCTGAGTACTGCTTTTAAATCTCTGAGTGGAGAAACAGCACAAGTTGCCGCCTTGAGAGTTGCCAGAAGGGTAAACTCTGAAATACAAGGAGCTATAGAGACTGGTACAGGGATTGCTATTAATCCAAACAAAAGAGCATCTTTGCAAGGTCCTGCGTTAAGAAATTTTAGATTTACATTTAAAATGATTCCTCTATCTAAAAGAGAAGCTGACGAGATTAAGAATATAGTTACTTTTTTTAGAGAAGAGATGTACCCTGATGTTAATGAAGTATCGGCTGGTGAAGGCGTTGGATCTATTTCTACAGCTCAAAGATTCCCCAGTAAGTTTAACATAAAAATGTCATACGATAGTAAAAAAGTTGCTACTGGAATTTTACCCTGCTTTTTGACAAACGTAGATGTAGTGTACAATCCAAACAGCATGGCTTGGCACTACGATGGTAATCCACAAGAGACCGATATATCATTGTCATTTATAGAAGAGAGAACTTTGACGAAACGTGACATCATAACTGGAGAATATTAATGTCTTTTTTTAGAAATTTTCCAACAGTAAATTACTTTTTTGGAAATGAAATATCCCCAGCTGTATTTCAAAATCTAACAACTTATATCGATCTTATTGATCAGGTGTCAGATCAATCTTCTTTTTATGAAGAATACTACATACCAGACGGTTATAGACCAGACGTTGTTTCTTACGATTTGTATGGTACAACTGATTTCTATTGGACGTTTGCGCTTTTAAATTCTAAACTCAGACTACAAGGTTGGCCTTTAGATGAAGTAGAAGTATATGAAGCCGCAAAGAAATATTATCCAAACCTTGTATTGTTTACAAGATTTAAAATGTGGAATGAATTTTTTATAGACGATATTCTTATTGCTGTTGGGTCAGGTAATAAAAATGAACCTGATTTTAAAGCTAGAATTCTAGAAAAGGACCACAATTTAGGTCAGCTTATAGTTAAACCTATCCGAGAAGTCATTAACGTAACCGTTAATAATGCAGGATCTGGTTATACTACAATCCCCACTGTCACAATATCGGGAGGAGGTGGAACCGGAGCTAAAGCTGCTGCAAATATAAGTGGGGGTAGTATTACTTCAATTGAGATAACTAACCCAGGAGATAATTTCACTTCTGTTCCCACAGTAACGATTGGTACCCCAAATCAACCTGGTGTACAGGCTACAGCTACAGCTACGATATCATCGTATCAAACAATTGCTAATAATTCAGAGGTCTACTCTTACCACGATGGAGACAATCATCCTGACAATACTACCTGGCCTGCATTAGCTAGTGGTAATGTAAGTGCTTTAACCATATGGGGGTCTGCTAAGCAACATTTAGCGCCTCATCACTTTGAAGACGCTAACAAAGATCATTGGGATCCTCCTATACTAGATCCCGACGTAGATGGTGATCCTATTGAGACAAACATTATTAACAATCAATTTTTAAATGCATTCAATGTTACAGAGATCACTAATCAAGAAAGACTTATTGCAGAAAACGAAGAGCTAAGGAAGATAAAAGTCTTCACGCCTCAAGCAGCAATTCAGATTAATACTGAATATCAAAGACTATTAAGATCGTAATATGAGTTTAAACATTCAGTCTGCAGAGCAGATACAAATAGTTAGTGTAAGATTGGAATCTCCAAAGCGATACTTTGGAGGTAGAGACAATCAGTCTTTCTTGCTAGCTGGACAAGATCCAACAGGCAAGATGTCATCTCCTACTGTGCTTGAGTTTGTGTTTTATGAGAATATCGCCAAACCTTTTATAACCGGTGAATTGCTTTTATTAGATCAGCATGATCTGATATCAATCACAAACATTAAAGGTACTGAGAAGATTATAATCGAATATCGAGATCCAGGTTCTGAGTTTGGAATTGTTAGAAAAGATTTTGTTATTACAAGTATTAAATCTAGAAGCCATGTATCTGATGGTGAGGCCTTAACCAGTATAGAATTAATAGAAGACTTTGGCTATTTTAACTTCATTACTAATATTAATAAAGGTTATTCAGGTAAGGGCGAACAAATAATAGATAAAATTGGTTTGTCGGAAATAGGAAAAACTTATAAGAAAGACTATTTTAAAGAATCGTACCAAACCCCTTTCACATATGTCGCTCCTCATGTAAATCCATATGCAGCTATATCTAACATCTTGAGTAACATAACTACTAAAAATGGTATGCCATTCTTTTATTATTCAACTATTTCGTCAAAAGAAGCTATCTTTACTGATTTGGAAAGTATAATAGAGAGGGGTTCCTTTAATAGCGGAGCTCCTTTAAAATATTCAATTGAAAATGTAAGTTCTCCTGATGATGATTTACTTAATAAAGTTTTAATAGTAGATGGGTATGAGGCCACTAACATGGCAAACTCAAGCTCACTAGCTAATCTTGGAGGCATTGGATCGGAAATTCAAATAGTTGACCCAACAACGTCATCAGAGGTTGCTGTTCAAAAAACGTTTTTAGATATGAAAAAAGTAATGGATAATTTGCAAGAGGATGTTGTTGGAAGGAATCAAAAAATAGTTAATATAGATTACATTTCCAGATTTCTTGATACACCTCAAGCAGATAAACCACTACAAGATTACAACTCCAAAGTTTCTGTTTTCTTCAATGATGCTAATGTTGATCAATCTACGTCTAACGAAACAAACGGATTTAACCAAAACAATATTGAAGATCTTAAATTACAAAATATAAAAAACGCTATACTTGCCCACCTTACATTTGAAGCTGTAAAAATAGCAGCACCAGGATTATTATTTGGTACAAATAGCATATTAACTACAGTGGGTAACTTAGTGGATTTTCAATTTAACAATTTTACAGCGGATGTAGATGATAGAGTAGACGCTAAACGATCTGGCCAATTCTTAATACTTCAAAAACGACATTCAATTAATTTGATAGACAATTTACATACAGTTGGAATAAAGATGTCAAAAGTTTCTGATTTAAAACCGAGAGAACGCTAATGGATTTTTATGGTGATAACACTAGGTGGTTTTTTGCTACTGTGATTGAAAAAGACCCAGAGGAAAGAGGCCGGTTTAAAATAAGAGTAGCCGGACTTCATTCCGAAACAGTTGATGATAAATTTCTACCATTTGCACAAGCTATGGTTCCTACAACTGAAGGAGGCACTTCTGGTATAGGTCAGATTCCTCAGTTAGAACCAGGCGCTTTTGTGTACGGAGTCTTTTTAGATGGTAGAAAATCTCAGTCACCACTCATATTAGGATCTGTCGCTCACAAAGAGTTACCATCTTCTGTTCAAATAGAAGAGAAAAATGCGGCTGGAGGAGGTAGGGTTGGTACCAATGCTACAAGTAGAACAACCTACCTATCAAGAAGACCGGTTGTTATTTTAGACGGTAGTTTAGTTGACTTATATGCTAAAGGTAATGCAAGTACAGATGTGAGAAGAATGATCATTATGCAATTCTTGGTAAATAATGGATTGAGTGTAGTAGCAGCCGCAGGTGTAACAGGTAACTTAGAAGCAGAAAGTACATTCGTTCCCACTAAAAATTACAAAACTGATAATGAGAACTCGTGGGGATTAGCTCAGTGGAACGATGACGCTGGTAGACTTCAGCCTTTAATTGATTATGCAAATAATAGCAATAAAGACTGGCTAGACTTTTTTGTTCAATTAGAATTTCTTATTGTTGATATGAAAACAAATTCAAATTCTTATCATAGAGTTTGGAGTCACTTGTTTGATAGAAGTAAAACTCTAGATTTCTGTGGAGGTAAAAAGGACAGTAATGCTACGTGGTATTTTTTTAACAAGTTTGAAATAGGCAATCCTCAATACTTTCCTCAAAGAGAGAAATTAGCCTTTAAGGCTTATGATCAATGGAGAAGATCTAAAGAAGCTTCTGTAAATAACAGTAAGGGTAGTAAGTAATGTCTTTAGGAAATTTAAAAAGTCGGTTAGATGATCTTACATTTTCTAGTACAGATGTAGAAAGACAAGTACGAGAAGCAAAAAACTCTTTGAAGATAAGAGAATCTTTCAAAACAGATCTCAAAGGGTTTGACCTTGTAAACAGAACAATTGATAATGATGGAGAATTACCAGGGCTTGCTCCAGTTGAGGTTGTAAGTAATGTGGGGTTGGCCGTACAGAATATCACAGAAAGAGCGGCCGATCTTGTTACGAGGCTCAGTGGTGCTGATCAGACTGACTTAAATAATATTGTAGGAGATTCTAGATTAACTGCACCGGGCAATCTAACCGTGGCAGCTTCTGCTCCTTTTCCTGAAGCTTTGGCTAAAACCTTACAAGCAACTACTACTGCTGCTAAAGCAGAAATAGAAACAATTGTACAAAAAAACAACTTTGCAATTGCTGACGACATTAATAGAATTGTGGGTAATGTATTTAACTCCAATCTTAGTATATCAGCTCAACTTCGAGGAACTATCAGCAGTATAGGGTCAGAGACGTCCCGTTTTCTTGATAGTGTAGATAAGGGGTTTGAAGGATTACTAGACAACTTAGTAGAAGACTTGCTGGGTTCTATAAAAGGTAAATTCACTCAACTAGCTACTATAAATGATATAGCGACAAACTTACCAGATTTTGTTCAAAGGCAAATAGTTGGTGAGATTGATAAGGGTAATTTTGCTCAAGCGGCATCATTACTAGTTCCCTTTTCAGATAGCACACGTTCAACAATAGAATCTAATCTAAGAAATGTTAAGACCAAAGCTTCAGATACATTAAAACCTTTAGAGGATACTGCTACGGTAGATGTTAAGACTACCAACATTACGAAATTATCAAACCTTTTTAATGATTCAAAAGATGTTATTCCGCCTGAAGTTTTTGCTAATATAGGTAAGTATGCTTTTGAAATTAACGCTTTACAAAGAGAGATAGCTAATCTAAAAAGAGAAGTGACAGAAGTGATTATCTATCCTCTAATCGATGTACGAAAGACCAAAAAAACAATAACTATAGAAGACCTACAACGCCTTTCTCGCAAGTTTAACAATACTAGTTACGCTTGTCATTTTTATCTTAAACCCAATGGGATTCTCCAAAGGGGCAGACCTATGGAGATTGAATCACCCGCTGTAGGAGGGCTTCTTTCAACAAAAAATCATCACAAGCGATCTATTA